GCGTAATACATCTTGGCTCTGGCTATTATTATCTTATGAAATCTAGGAGGAATAGCGGATATATCTCCATCTGAAGACAAAACCGTAGGCGTAGACCAATATTCCGCAGATACTGTTGTAGCAGAATTCGGTGTCGGGTACAGGTCTAATACATTATCTGGTTTAACAGAAAAAACCTCTGGTATGTCAGAATCAATTGTTCCATATTTAAATGAATCTCTATATTCGTTCCACTGCACATATTCTAGAACCTGATAATCTTCACTTGCTTTATCCCAGACTAAAGAATCTAATTTCCAGTTACTTAAATCACTGGGAGAAGACAAAGTAGATGTGCCGCTACTTGCAGACAACGATGCTTCTGACCAGAGAAAATCCCAATCAAACCACCTGCTCTGTATATCTTGATCTGCTTGCGCTATATAACGAACAACAGAATTCTCTTCTTCCGAAAGAGTAGTAGCATCAACAGCAGATGGCCCTGTTCCGGGGATACCAACATCCCTAGCCATGTCTTGACATAAAACTAAATATGTGCTCATTTAAGATTTCTCAATATATCCTCTACTACATTTTGTGGTTTTATTTTTGCAGCGCACATTGCACCTCCAGTCTCTTTATCTCTATTACATGTACTAAATCCATAATGCATTTTATGGCATGGAAAACAGTAATCAGGATAATCATCCGGGCCTAAAGCCGTAGTATTTTTCCAGTGTTTTGATAGGTTCTCATGCGAAGAATGAGAAAGCATGACTGTCTTATGGCACGGTAGAGTTGATGCAGCATTTAGCACCCCAGTTTCTGGCCCAACAACGACATCACACACATCTAAGAAAGCAAGAGTTTCTCTAACAGACCACTTACCAGATCTTGTAATTACTCTTTTTTCTTTTTCCCATCCGACTTCCAATAATTCGCAAAGACCATCCCCGACCGTTACAATAGATGCATCTTTTTTATCCATTAAAAGTCTGGATATAACAGCATCCGTCCAAGGATATACCTTGTGGACAGATGATCCAGACAAAGCCCAGAGGATTACATTCTTTGATTTAATCCTTTTGCGCTTTCTTCTGGCATACTTCTTTTCTGCCTCCGTAGGATAAAACTTAGGAAGAAACTTATAAGGAAGACCCGCTATATCATGAGTCCTTTCCATGTAATTTACATTGTATTTTTCGTGAATCTCTTCCTTTGAAAGACTGTAATCTGGAGAGCCTTTCACCACAACCTTTTCCCCCCGAATAGTTTCTAGTCTTTCGGGAGACAACAAAAGACCTTTCTCAATTGACTCGGAAAGTTGCACAAACTTATCAAAGCATTGCTCTAATTTTTTCCAATACAATGTAAGTCTGTCATTGGGAATCTGATCTGTTTTCTGAACAAGCAACTCATCCACATTAGGATCAGTTTCCAAAATGTCCTTTCCCTGCTCACTTACATTAACGCAGACACGATATCCTTCTTTCTTAAATAAAGGAAACAGAGAGGAGACTTGAATCATATCTCCCATACCGCCGTATCTTACAACACAGACAGATTTCTCTGCCCTCTTACCCCCAAAATCCTTCAGGGTGAGTTCGTCCCATTCCTTGGACGGTAGGTCTATTATCTTCAATTAAAAGTCAAGGTTCCAAGAGCCAATCATTTCTCCCTCAACATTTGCCATGTTGTTTGAAGACTTCTGCGCTCTCATAAACTCCTCGGTCCTCTCGTCGGACATATCGTCCATAGTATAATAGCCACGGCCAGCAGGGCCAGAATGACCATATGCCTCTTTTGGAGACACAGGTTTTACTCTGCCAAAAACATAGGCCGAGACTTCGTTAATTTTTCCTGCCATAATTCCTCCAAAGAAATGGGGGAGCCGTAGCCCCCCCGTTCTTATTGGTTAGTCAAAAGTAAACTTACCACGATCAGTGGAAATAGACTTATGAACTACACCCATTGGCAATTGATTTGGTCCGTGAGAAGCCAAAGCAAGAGACGCTAAGGTCTCCTTACTTACGTCCTCTAACGAAGACAAACCGTTAGCCGGGATTTTACCTTTAGCGGTATGATTTGCACTAGCCATAATAGCCTCCTTAATACCACTCAACAACAACATACGTAAATCCCTGCCCGGTCACACTAGAACTGTCTGTTCCAGCAACTGGAAGACATTCGATCTGAGTGTCGGCAGGAATAGCCTCTGCAATAATAGCATCCGTATCATCTTGAATATTGAATGTATTAGTTATTGCAGTACCATCCGTAATGTTGAGTTTGCAGTAAGCATCTGCGTCAGAACTGCTTCCCACCTGAAAGTAGGCTTCAGTTTGATCACAAGCAAAAGTCTCCGTCACTTCGATACCGACATCAATAATAGTACCCTGCATACCAGTTGGCCCCTTAAAGGAGAAACCGGTAGGTGTACCACCTAAGTCTTGAACGGCACCTGATTGAATGCGCGTCGTTACAGGATTTGAATAACTCATAATATATCTCCTATGCCGCGCTGTCCCAAATCACAATACGTGACTGGGCTGCTTGTGTGTGTACGATACCGAAGCCGCCTAGATAGTACCAAGCGATGCCACGATCACGCCCGAAGTCACCCGGAATTTTACCCCGCATTTCCTCTGGGACTGCAACCGCTTCAGCAACAGTATCCTCTCCAAAGAACACGATCCAGTCAGACAAACCATTCGTCCACGCAGTAGCCGCTGTACCAATGCTACCCTTCGCTTTAAAAGTTTGTTCAACAAACCGTACTCCATCGTACCGACCAATTTCCCCATTCATGATCATGCGGAAACCCTGATCAACATACTGCTTGATCGTTTCAACATCATCTACGAAATCGCGGAAAGTTGTAGGCCATGCGATACAGTAATAGTCATCACCCGTATACGCCGGGATATTACGTTCCTTCATCACATCGACAATCGACTTCACATGCTCTTTTCCGAATGCAACGCTATTCGTTAGAGTAGCCGTACCATTGGTGGTTAAAGTAACCGCCGAGGTATTTGTACCAGTGGTTCCACTGGCTGCACTTGGAACAACGCGCAATTTTGCGCTATTGAACTGAGCGGAAGCAAGATTATCAAAAGCCTTCTTGGCATCGGTTTTCAACACCTTCCTGATAACTTCGGCCACGGGTTGCTCAGATAGGTCATCCAACTTACCAGTCCACGGAACGCTGTTGCCAGCCTCCGTAATGGTCATGGTACCTTGAGAAATCGTGAACGAGGTCTCCGGAATAGTATTGGTTTCAACGAGCGTAGTACCTTGGGTACCCACATCGCTGAACACGTTCCAATGGAATGTATCACCTCGATGTAACCCTTGATGGGCTGCATCTTTGACATCACAGAACTGTCTAAACTTGACAATAGGCTGTACTGCCATCCTCAACTGTCTGCTGAGGTTTAAGGCATACATATAACCACCGGAGGTGCTAACTGACCATACTTGTCCAGCCATTTTACTACCTCCTAATTGTTATAACATTTGGCCGCGCTGCTCCTTCATTTCTTTGATGATATCCGAAGCGCTCATTGGCTCTGGTTCATCTTCTCCGATCTTAGAAGACGCGCTAGCCGCCTTTGGGTGTCTCACAATTTTCTTCTTGCGATCTGCCCTTTCATTTTTATTGGGGGAAAGAAATTCTTTCGCCCACTGTCGAGTTGATTTCGCAGCCTCTTCCATAATCTGTTTGGGAGACCAATCCGGATTACTCTGGGTAAGATCTATCGTTCGATTATCGGCAATTGAGCGTAACTCAGGAGAACCAGCAATATCAGGATACTCAGTATCAAAATGCTTAACTGCATCTTCAAGAGATTTCTGATAAGCATACTGTTGCTGTCTCTGAACTTTCGCCCTTTGCTGCGACATTGTTCTTGTTAGAACTTTTTCGACTACCTCTTCCACATTTTGGGTGGCAGGTGAACTGCGCCCTTTGGTCAGAGTATTAAACAATTCTGCGGCTTTATCCGCATCATCTTCATAAAGAGCCTCATGATACTTCTTAATTAAACTAGAAGATTCTTCTTTTGGCTCTTCTACTGCTTCCGCGTCTTTCGATGGCGGCTGTTGGGTTTGCATCTGCTGAATATAAGCATTGAGTTGAGCCTCTCGCTCTTGGACCCTTCTGCCATACTCAGCAGCTTCTTCAAAGCGTTTTTGTGACGCCCTGTCTTTTTGGTGAGATGTCTTCAGATCATCAAATGGTACCTGTATATCCTCACCATCAACTTTTACATTTGTATACCAAGTATCATCTTCCCTCCAAAAAGGAGATGAATCCTCTTCTACAACCTCTTCTTTTGGTTCTTTAGAATCGAGAACTTCTCCCGTTTCTTCTTCAAACTCCTCGTCGCGTTTAGCGGCAATTTGTTCCATTGTTTTATCGCGTTCAGATATATAATCTTCTTCTACAGAATCTGTTACCTCTGTATCATCATCCTTATATCCTTGCCCTACTTCTGGTTCAGTTGCATCCACTTCTGGGGTAGCATCTTTTTCTGCCATTTTTTACTCTTCCTTCATATATCACCCGCATCTTTATATTTCGCAATGGACTCCGCATTTTCTCCATCGGCTATTATCGCATCCAACCAATGAAGCAACTGTAGCGGGGTAGCGAGTTTATTTGAGATTTTGCGGTATTGTTGAAGTTCTTCTTCGGAAGAACCTACCCACTCCTGCATTGACATTTTCTGAAACGCTTCAATACCTTCACGATATTCATTGATAGCCCTTGCAGCAATAGCCAATCCAGTAGGAGTTCTTATAAATTCATGTGTTGCGTTTCCAATTCGGACACGCTTGATTAAATCTTCGGTAGTAAGATCAGCCGGGTTATAGTAATCCATTATCAACCCACAGCATATGGAATCTTATTATATCTATCTCTTTCAATAGTTCCCGCTGGACCTTCCGCCTCTAATTCTAATTGTCGTTCTGTTTCTTTAATCTGATTCAATAGAGCATCCCTTTGAAGAATCAATTCACCTCTCTTGGTAACTGAATCATCTTTCTTAATTTGAGCCTCTATTATATCAGATTCTTGTCTAATCATCTGAGACTGTATATCCGCCTGAGCCTTAATCTGGGCAACCTCCTTATCACCAACAGATTTAACCTGCTCAATCTGAATACGACCCTCTGTCTTAGCCTGATCTGTCTGTATTTGCATCTGCAATTGCTGAAGTTGCTGTTCAAGTTCAGACACCCGTGGATCATCATCTGCGAATGCAATGAATCTTGAACCATCTTTATACCCCAATTGAGCAAATATTTCTTTAGTCAATTCAGGCATATTAATTTTTTCTGGCAATCCGGGGAACTGAGACAATATTTGAACACCATTTAAAAGATTCTGCACCTTCTTCATAGGATCTGTAGCATTCAATCCTACATTAACTTTAAGAATAACATCCTGCCTTAGAAGTTCATCCATCATCTCATCTGTCTCAAACTGTATAAATTGTTCCTTTGCTGCCTGACCAGCAACAGCCAGAACAATTATGTCAGTTTCATAGTATTGTTCCAGTTTCAAAAGTTGCTTTAAAACCTTCTCAACCCATGTTTCGGAGAATGTACGCAAA